ATACAATGTCATTTCAATGTCCTGTTCCTCTTCAAGCTGTCTTCTCACACCATGGAAGAAAGTTAATAGGGTTTTACCCCCAAGTGGATATGCCTGGATTGGCAACCCACCAAAAACTACCTCGATGGATTCAACTTCTTTAGATTCAGCATGAAACTTCCATGATTTAAAATCTTTTCCTTTCTTGAAGCTTCTTTTCCCTCTTTCTTCAGTATAGCTCTCTCTATCACTTCCATCCGATTCAGCGCCAAAAGTTAGCGTTTCTTCTTCTTCTCCTGACATAGTATTATTCACAACAGTTGTTAATGCAGTAAGTAAACCAAAAAGAGAGCCAGTGATAACTCCCATTTTCCAAGAAATTTCAGGGTCAAACGATGGGTGCAATCTTCTCAAACCAGAACATATTGTATACAAAACATCAGGTCCTACTCCTTGAATAGTTCCCATAATAATTTCAAAATAAGCATCAGTAACATTTCCATCCTTATCGAATTTAATAAGTTTCAAATCTTCATCCTCTAAGTCAATATTTCCAAGACTCAAATCTGCAATGTTCATCTCCACAACTGGATTGCTGTTTTTATGAGCAGAACAAAACTTGGGTCCCGCTGGAAGGCCTGAACCTCCCACTTGGCGATGGCAATCTCTGTACCAGCATTTGTAGCGAGCTACAGCCTGGGTCATACTCCCATCAGAATCAGAAACAGTATTACAAGATGCATATTCAGGTTCACTCTCTCCATGGTATTCACAATATTGAGGTTCGTGTTTGGTTACCTCGTGGCGATGGGTTATTCTAATTACACAATCAGCATGAGCACATTTATGGGCATGAATTACATTATGTTTTCCTTCGTGATTAGCAATGGCATACGTTTTAATTTTCTTATCATAAGCAGTGTACAAAATCTCACCATCATCAAACTTAATTTCAATATTACAAGGATTAACTTTATTACACTTAGTACAAGTAAAATCATTTATTCTATTCTTGTGCACTCTCATCAAACCACAACACAAATGTATGTGGGGTCCTTCGGGCTTTATCTCACCAGTCTCAGTCTTTCTTTCGTATTCCCAAGGTGCTTCCGCCTTAGCTTCAGGTTCTTCATGAACAGGGAAACCCATGATACTCATAAGAGCATCTTTATGGATAATACCTTTCCAGGAAGTCCGTAGCTTTGCCGGAGTGCTTCGTTTATCAACGCCTCAGGATCGATCTTCTCGGCCATTCCTCCTCCCATCGCTTCAGCCACTGCTTCGCATGCTTCATTATGGGCATCGTACCGGTTCTTTAGTTCATGAATCAAATCTCCGTAAGTCAACCATGGATTCATATTTATATAGCCTCTTTGGCTCATAGAAGGGTGAATCCTAAACTTGGC